GAGACGCTGCACGCGCTCCCACCGCGTAGAGAGGACCGACTGCTTGCGCTCGGCACGCTTAACCAGCTGCGACTCGGACGAGCGAATCGCGTCGGCCGAGGCGGGGTTGTCGCCGATAAACGGCAGGTAGTGCGCCGGTAGGCCGAGCATCATGAAGGCGAACTGAACGAGCAGCTTCGCGGTGTCGTGGAAGTTGCTGAGGGTCGCTTCCGGGAACTGGCCGAACTTGGCCTTGTCGTTCTCGACGCCCCAGATCCGGCCTGCGATCATCTCGAAGGTGCCGATGGGGTTGCCGTTCTCATCGGTGAAGTCGGTCTCTTTGAGGCCGGTCGCCCACCGACGGGGCATGGCGTGGAACTCGGAGGACACCATCATGTCCGTGAGGGTCTTGTTCAGCCCCTCGGTGGGCCCCAGGAGGTCGTGGAACACCGATCGGCCGAGGCGCTGGTCGGGCCGGCCGCTGATCTGTCGGCCCAGAACACGCGGGTCGTTGATCATCGGAACCAGGCGAGGGATCCCGAAGGTGTTCGTCTCAGCTTTGCCGTCGAGCGTCCACGCGCCTCCGCGCTTGCCCTTCTGGACCCACGTGACGCGACCCTCGGGGTGGAAGAGGTTGATCCAGCGGACACCGTCTTCGTCTGTCCACCGGTTGATGCCGTAGCGGACGTTGTGGGTGCGGGGGTCGTCCTCGTGGATCGCATCGAAGGCGGACTGCCCGGTGATGAGGGGCATGTCGTCGTCTCCCTCGCCGACGAGGACGTAAGACCGGCCCAGGGCGAGGCTGTCACGATGCGCCTGCTGCGAGAGCATGTCGCCGTCGTTGTGCTGCCAGACCGTCCAGAGTCCCTTGTCGCCGCTGTCGGCGCCGGGGAGCCGGAACCCTTCGACGTCGAGGCGGTTCTCGTACACGTCGGTCGTGTAGCGGGGGAGGTTGATCAAGAGGTCGACCAGGCGCGTGCCGATCTGCGCCCGAACCTCGGGGGCCAGGTACTTCAGCCCCTGCTCGCCCTCGAAGTAGTCGTCGTTCTTGATCAGGAAACGACGCTCGACATTCAGCTTCCGGACCAGGCGGTCGCGGATCTTCTCGGGGTTCTCGATCACCACGAGGACTCCCTTCTGTCACCGCCAGACGCGGGCTTTTTTCTTCGGTTGTTCCGGTTTCCAGCCATCGGCGATGGCGTCTGCGCGCGCCTCGTAGGCGAGGGTGGCGCCGACGACGGAGTCGATCTTGCGGTCGCTGTTCGGGTTCTCTTTGCCGACCAGGCGGTGCGGGCCACGCTTCTTGACGTACGCATTGCGGAAGTGCTCCATGAAGATCGGGTCGCCCGAGTGCCACGCCTGACCGGTCTTTAGGTCGATGTGAAGTCGGTCGAGCGCCGCGGCCATGGGCACGTACCGGGTCGTGGCCCACGGGACGACGGTTTCGCCGAACTCCTGTTCGAGGTCGTCGATGTCGGTGCGCCACTCGTGGGGGTCCATGTAGGAGCGCGCGACCTTGTAGTCCGCGAACGCCTGTCGGATGGCAGCGATGACCTCGGAGCGAGGTACCTCCCACCACATGCCGGCTGGCCCGTTCGGTTTCGACCAGATCCCGAGGACGAACAGCATCCCGTCCGACATGCGGCACCCGATGAGCACCGTCGAGTCGTCATTCAGGCTGCCGTCGAAGCCGATCGCGATGGCGGATCCGAGCTCGACGGGTTCGGGCCGGGGCCGCTTGTCCTCGTCGGACGCCGGCACCGACGCATCCTGCTTGTCGACGATGGCTGCCGGGATCCAAGCATCCTGCGACGAGAGCGGGCGGTTGAGGTAGTAGCGAGCTGCTGTTTCCTCGTCCGGGCACTTCCGTGGATCGTTCATGTCCCGCCACTTGCGGTCCATGTCCTGCCACGGCACCGACGCGCCGTACACGTAGTTCAGCTGCTTGATCGTGTGCTCGTAGTTCGCGATGTCGATCTTGCCCTTGGCCTCGCGGTGATCCACGAGCACCCGAGCGGAGAGCTCCTTTTTGCGCCAGGCAGTCAGCGTGTCCTCGAACACGCTCATCTCGCCCGGCCGGTAAGCCGTCGACGTCTGCAGCATCCACGGCTCGGCCTGCTTGCGCTTCGAGAGGTTGCGGGACATCGTCTCGAACATGCGCTTGAGCTCTTTGAGCACGTAGAGGTGCGTCTCGTCCGCGACAGCGAACGTTTCCTTGCCGCCGTCCTTCGAGGCGGCCCCTGAGGTGACCGCGGCGATGTACCCGCCGTCCGGGAGGTAGATCGTGGTCGCGGCGTGCACCTGGCGGATACCGGCAGAGCCCGCGTAGACCTCGGGCATGTTCTCCATGCCCCAGCTGACGATGTACGCAGCGTTCTCGAACGTGTTGCCGGCCTGCGACTCTTCGGTCGCCATGCACTTGATCACCGGAGAGACGACGCGGCGCCCAACTGGCTGCCCGTCCTCGTCCCAGTGGTCGAAGCGGCAGGCGCCGTAGGCCTCCCAGACGACGACGAAGCCGGCGATCTCCGACTTGGCGCGGCCCTTGGGTCGCGAGAGCACACCCTCGTCGTAGGCGCGACGTCCCGTCTCTGGATCAAGCCGGTACATCTCGATGATGAAGTCGGCCATCTCGTCGTCGACGTCGATCGGCGTGCCTTCGATGTCGCCGGGGCCGTGGACCATGCACTGCTCGATGAAGTCGATCGCCGCGTACCCGAGGGAGCAAACCTGGCCCTCGAACAGCGGCTTGAACATCAGCTGCCGCCCGCCGCCTTCTGCCGGGCCCGCTCGAGGCTCGACACCCGGGCAACGCCCGTCGCCGCGCCAGTCGTCTTCGGCTGGTAGGCGCCCCGTGCCCCGCCGCGCGCCTGAGGACGCTTGCCCGACTCGACGTCGGGAAGGCGGAGCGCCGCGATGAGCTGCTTCATGAGGTTCGCCGTGGTGTTGGCAGCCGCCAACGCCTGGTCAATCTTCAGCTCGTAGTCCTCGGTCATGAGCCGGTGCGTCAAAGACACCCACGTCTCGACGTCACCACGCAGGAGCTCGTCGAGCTTGTCCAGGCGATCCTTCGCACGGCACGCCTCCGTGAGGGTGACCCGCTGAGCTACGTCCAGATCGTGGTCCGCGGCAATCTCGTCCCAGAGGGTTTTGCCGCCAGAGCCGAAGCCGGCCGGGGCTTCGGCTGGAGTGTGATCTGACATACGGAGAGCCCCTTCTGACGACATTTCAGGTCTGTGAACTGCGAGAGACCTCCCCGGCGGTACTGCATAAGGGGGGTCTGGGGGTCATCCCCCCACCCCGATACCGACATACCGGGTTAGATAGGCGACGTGTGTTGCCCTGAGGGTGCTTGGTGGAGTGCTCGCATGAGGTGCTGCTTGGTCTCGTCGTCGAGGTCGAGCGGCTGGGCTACGTCGAGGTCACCGTCTGCGAAGACCCACAGTGCTGAGGCCCCGGTCTGCTTGATGAGGACGGCCGACTCCGAGTTGAGCTGGTCGATGGCGGCCATCGTCATGTCGTGCACCTGGTCGATTACGATGACGAACGGTGTCGACGTGTGCTCGCCCACGCTGCGCGTGGGGAGTGGCATGACCTGGATGCGTGCCATCGTGTGTCTCGCTCTCTTAGCGTTGGTGTGACGCCCTGCCTGCTGCGGCACGGTTGCACTGGTTGGCGTGCTCGGGTCCGCGGTACTGAGTGCGGTCGTTGTCGTCGTGCCCGAGATCCCACGGTTCGCCGGCTCGTATGTGGTGGCCGCATCGCCAGCACTTGACGGTGCCGGTCGCTACCCTTGCTGCCCAGTCGTGACGAAGGCGGGTGTGCTCGGCGCCGTAGCCGCGTTGCTGCCGTGACCCTCGCGCCTTGTCCTGGGCCTTGGTGTGCACAGCGCATCGGCCTGACTTGGGGATGAGTGTCGGGCATCCGGGTACTGAGCAGACGCGCACGCTCAGTGCCAGCGCCGCATGGCTTCCCACCGTGCACGCCAGAGCATGCGGTCGTGGGCAGTGAGCATCGGGTAGTAGTCGTGTGAGCCTCGGCAGACGAAGCAGCTGGTCTTCGGCGGGGAGCTGTTGCAGTTGGGGCAGAACCCGAAGCGCAAGCGGTAGCGACCGCGCCAGTAGGCGAGAAGGCCCATGGTGTCTCCTGGCTCGTAGAGTGCACGGATGGGGCTGTTCAGAAAGAAGCAGAAGGCGATCACCGACTACCCGCAGATCGGTGGGCGTCACAAGAACGGCGACCGCATGTTCGGGCTAGCTGGCGAGTACGCGAGGGTGATGGCTGAGCGCGGCACCCCGAAGGCGTCGAGCCTGCTGAAGACTTCGACGACGCCCCTGATCGAGTCGGTGCGTGTCGGGGATCAGCTGCGCGTGGAGTGGGACGGCCAGCACTGGTGGGTGTCGTCTGCGGAGGGCCGCGTCGGCCGGCTGACGTGGTACATCGGGCTGAGAACCAACGTTGGGAACGTCGATGGGCCTAGCCCGTATGACTTCGACGATGGCACCTTGAACGTCGAGACGGTGACGATCAACACGGAAGGCGTCGTGGTCGACGTGGGTGGCGTCGTCGTCCCCGACGTGCTGGTCGCGAAGGGACTCTAGTCGCGGGTCTTGTGCCGCTCGAGAATGCTC